TCAGACGTGTGCTCTTCCGATCTATGCGATGCTCATCACGAAGCTGGAAAACCTGTCCATCTACTACATGGATGACAGCCATCGCCGCGTGATTGTGGAAAACCCGAAACTCGACCGCGTGGAGAACTACGAGTCAATGAATATTGATTACGTGGTGGAAGACTACGCCGCCGGTTGCCTGGTGGAAAAAATTAAGGTCGGTGATTTCTCCACACCGGCCAGGGCGACCGCAGAGCCGGGAGCGTAACCGATGACGAGTCCCGCACAGCGCCACATGATGCGGGTCTCGGCAGCGATGACCGCGCAGCGGGAAGCCGCCCCGCTGCGACATGCAACTGTCTATGAGCAGATGCTGGTTAAGCTGGCCGCAGACCAGCGCACACTGAAAGCGATTTATTCAAAAGAGCTTAAGGCCGCGAAAAAGCGCGAACTGCTGCCGTTCTGGTTGCCGTGGGTGAACGGTGTGCTGGAGCAGGGCAAAGGTGCACAGGATGATATTCTGATGACGGTCATGCTGTGGCGTCTGGATACCGGCGATATTGCCGGTGCGCTGGAGATTGCCCGTTATGCCCTGAAATACGGTCTGACCATGCCGGGTAAACACCGCCGCACCCCGCCGTACATGTTCACCGAGGAGGTGGCACTTGCGGCCATGCGCGCCCACGCTGCCGGTGAGTCTGTGGATACCCGCCTGCTGACGGACACCCTCGAACTGACCGCCACGGCTGACATGCCTGATGAAGTGCGCGCAAAGCTGCACAAAATCACCGGTCTGTTTATGCGTGACGCTGGTGATGCCGCCGGTGCGCTGGCGCACCTGCAACGTGCGACACAGCTCGACTGTCAGGCAGGCGTCAAAAAAGAGATTGAACGACTGGAGCGGGAGCTGAAACCGAAGCCGGAGCCGCAGCCAAAAGCGGCCACCCGTACCCCGCGTAAGACCCGGAGCGTGACACCGGCAAAACGTGGACGCCCGAAAAAGAAAGCCAGTTAACAACCGAATGCGCCCCGCGCCAGGGCGGCACGCCGGTCAGTGAGGGTGAATCACCTGACACTGCACCGGCGTCCACCGCCCGACTTTTCAGAGGTAGTCATGATGACGCTGATTATTCCGCGAAAGGAGGCTCCCGTGTCCGGTGAGGGTACGGTGGTCATCCCGCAACCGGCAGGCGATGAGCCGGTGATTAAAAACACGTTCTTTTTTCCCGATATCGACCCGAAGCGCGTCCGGGAACGTATGCGCCTTGAGCAGACCGTCGCCCCCGCTCGTCTGCGTGAGGCCATCAAGTCAGGCATGGCGGAGACGAATGCGGAGCTGTACGAGTACCGCGAACAGAAAATTGCCGCCGGTTTTACGCGTCTGGCGGACGTCCCGGCGGACGATATCGACGGTGAAAGCATCAAAGTTTTTTACTACGAGCGCGCCGTGTGTGCGATGGCGACCGCGTCGCTTTATGAGCGTTATCGCGGCGTGGATGCCAGTGCGAAAGGCGACAAGAAGGCTGACAGCATTGACAGCACCATTGATGAGCTGTGGCGGGATATGCGCTGGGCGGTGGCGCGTATCCAGGACAAGCCGCGCTGCATCGTGAGTCAAATCTGATGAAGACCTTTGCGCTACAGGGCGACACGGTCGACGCCATTTGTGTCCGGTATTACGGGCGCACTGAGGGCGTGGTTGAGACCGTGCTCGCCGCAAATCCGGGACTGGCTGAACTGGGCGCGGTGCTGCCGCACGGCACCGCCGTCGAACTGCCCGACGTTCAGACCGCGCCCGTGGCTGAAACTGTCAATCTGTGGGAGTAACGCATGACAGCAGAAGAAAAAAGCGTCCTGTCGCTTTTCATGATTGGGGTGCTGATTGTTGTCGGCAAGGTGCTTGCCGGTGGTGAACCCATCACCCCGCGTCTGTTTATCGGGCGCATGTTGCTCGGTGGTTTTGTCTCGATGGTTGCCGGTGTTGTTCTGGTGCAGTTTCCTGACCTGTCACTGCCTGCGGTGTGCGGCATCGGCTCCATGCTGGGTATCGCCGGCTATCAGGTGATTGAGATTGCCATTCAGCGCCGTTTTAAGGGCAGGGGGAAACCGTAATGCCGGTAATTAACACGCATCAGAATATCGCCGCCTTTCTCGACATGCTGGCCGTGTCCGAAGGGACGGCGAATCATCCGCTGACGAAAAACCGGGGCTATGACGTGATAGTCACCGGACTGGACGGAAAGCCGGAAATTTTCACCGACTACAGTGACCACCCGTTCGCGCATGGCCGACCGGCGAAGGTGTTTAACCGTCGCGGTGAAAAATCCATGGCCTCCGGTCGCTATCAGCAGCTTTACCTGTTCTGGCCGCACTACCGTAAACAGCTTGCCCTGCCTGATTTCAGTCCGTTGTCACAGGACAGACTCGCCATTCAGTTGATCCGCGAACGCGGTGCACTGGATGACATCCGGGCGGGACGCATTGAGCGCGCCATTTCACGCTGTCGCAATATCTGGGCGTCCCTGCCGGGTGCCGGTTACGGTCAGCGTGAGCATTCACTGGAAAAACTGGTCACCGTCTGGCGTACCGCCGGCGGTGTACCGGCTTAAACGGAGTAAACACCATGAAGAAATTATCCCTTTCACTGATGCTGAATGTGTCGCTGGCGCTGATGCTGGCACTGTCCCTGATTTACCCGCAGAGCGTGGCCGTCAATTTTGTCGCCGCCTGGGCGATTCTGGCGACGGTTATCTGTGTGGTTGCCGGTGGTGTCGGCGTGTATGCCACTGAGTATGTGCTGGAACGCTACGGGCGGGAGCTGCCACCGGAATCGCTGGCCGTGAAGATTGTCACGTCGCTGTTTTTGCAGCCGGTGCCGTGGCGCAGGCGGGCGGCGGCTCTGGTAGTGATGGTGGCGACGTTTATCTCGCTGGTCGCTGCCGGGTGGATTTTTACCGCGCTGATTTATCTTGTGGCGTCGCTGTTTTTCCGGCTGATACGTAAAGCCTGTCGTCAGCGTCTTGAGGGGCGGGAACCATGTCAAAGCTGATGATTGTGCTGGTCGTGTTGTTATCGCTGGCGGTGACCGGTCTGTTTCTGGTGAAACACAAAAATGCCAGCCTGCGCGCCTCGCTGGATAGGGCGAACAGCGTCGCCAGTGAACAGCAGACGACCATCACCATGCTGAAAAATCAGCTTCATGTTGCCATCACCAGGGCAGACAAAAACGAGCTGGCGCAGGTGGCACTGCGTCAGGAACTGGAGAACGCCGCGAAGCGTGAAGCACTGCGCGAGAAAACCATCACGAGGTTACTTAATGAAAACGAGGATTTTCGCCGCTGGTATGGCGCTGACCTGCCTGATGCTGTGCGCCGGTTGCACCAGCGTCCGGCCTGCACTGACGCCAGTGATTGTCGCCAACGCCTGCCCGAAAGTGAGCCTTTGCCCGATGCCGGGCAGTGACCCGCAGACGAACGGCGATTTAAGTGCCGATATCCGGCAGCTTGAGAACGCGCTGGCACGTTGTGCCAGCCTGGTAAAAATGATTAAACACTGTCAGGACGAAAACGATGCTCAAACCCGACAGCCTGCGCAGGGCACTGACTGATGCCGTCACGGTGCTGAAAACCAGCCCCGAGATGCTGCGGATATTCGTGGATAACGGGAGTATTGCCTCCACACTGGCGACGTCGCTGTCATTCGAAAAGCGTTACACGCTCAATGTGATTGTGACCGACTTTACCGGTGATTTTGACCTGCTCATCGTGCCGGTGCTGGCGTGGCTGCGGGAAAATCAGCCCGACATCATGACCACTGACGAAGGCCAGAAAAAGGGCTTCACGTTTTATGCAGACATCAACAATGACAGCAGCTTTGATATCAGCATCAGCCTGATGCTGACCGAGCGCACGCTGGTCAGTGAGGTGGACGGCGCACTGCATGTGAAGAATATCCCGGAACCCACGCCGCCGGAGCCGGTCACCCGCCCGGTGGAGCTTTATATCAATGGCGAACTGGTGAGCAAGTGGGATGAATGAGTTTAAGCGTTTTGAAGACCGGCTGACCGGACTGATTGAATCGCTGTCACCGTCAGGGCGTCGGCGACTGAGCGCCGAACTGGCGAAACGTCTGCGGCAGAGTCAGCAGCGTCGGGTGATGGCTCAGAAAGCCCCGGACGGCACACCCTACGCGCCACGCCAGCAGCAGAGCGCCAGAAAAAAGACTGGTCGTGTTAAGCGAAAAATGTTTGCGAAACTTATCACCAGTCGTTTTTTGCATATCCGCGCCAGCCCGGAGCAGGCATCAATGGAATTTTACGGCGGGAAGTCGCCGAAAATCGCCAGTGTGCATCAGTTCGGTCTGTCGGAAGAAACCCGGAAAGACGGTAAGAAAATTGATTATCCGGCGCGTCCTCTGCTCGGCTTTACCGGTGAGGATGTGCAGATGATTGAGGAGATTATCCTGGCTCACCTTGAGCGTTAGTTTTATCCAGGCAGAGGCTGATGCGCAATTAAACATTGAGCGGCCATGCTGGTCGCTCAATGTTTAGAGGTTTATGAGTGATTTTTATTTGATGCTTTGTATTCTAAAACCTTCTTATTGGCGTAAAAGAATTTTGTATATGACAGGAATATAACCAGACCTGAAGTGAAATAGACGAGGGATAGTATTAATAATGCTTTTTTGTGACTGTTATTATCTTTAATCTCCTGGCTTAACCATTCGGAGTCCTCCTCGTTTAGCTGTAAGAGCTTATTGCAGGCGATTTCAGGAAGTGTGTCTTTTATAAATACGTTTTGCAGTCTCTTGCAATCGGCAAGGCTATAAGTTTTATTAAATTCAACTGCTTTATTTTTGAAGGATAAAAGAACTTTGTCACTATAAACATAGTACATCATATTTTTATATGGTATGCCTATGGCATCTCTTACTATAGCGGATTGTTTGTTGTGTATATAACATGCGAAGAGAATATAAATAATACTGGCCAGAATTACAATTATTGTTTTAATTATGTGTGGTGGTTTTGTTATGTCACCCCAGATGCGAGTAAGGAAAAAATACGATGTTTTTAGTTTTCCATCAATCAGTCCCTGCTGTATCATTCTCACATTTTCAATGCCTGATACATTGATTCCGTTAATTATTTTAAATAGTTGAATGTCGCGCCACTCGCGGTCAAGTCTTTTTAATTTTTTGTCTGAATATCCAAAATTGAAATAATGTGCAATAAGCCTCATAAGGTTACTTTTACCAAAGCTAAAAAATGCTAATACTGCAAAGCTACAAAGGAAAAAAACGATTAGCCCCCACACATTAGTCACATTATAGCTGACCATTACGCTCTCCTTGAATGTTGTCTGGTAGTTCTACAAATGAATCCAGATAGCATAACTTTTATATATTGTGCAATCTCACATGCATGAACACTCTCGCAAATATTCAGGAACTCGCGCGCGCACTGCGCAACATGATTCGCACCGGCATTATCGTCGAAACCGACCTTAACGCCGGTCGCTGCCGCGTGCAGACCGGCGGCATGTGCACCGACTGGCTTCAGTGGCTGACCCATCGTGCCGGGCGTTCGCGCACATGGTGGGCACCTTCCGTGGGGGAACAGGTGCTGATTCTGGCCGTGGGTGGTGAACTCGACACGGCGTTCGTTCTGCCGGGGATTTATTCCGGCGATAACCCTCCGCCGTCTGCGTCGGCGGATGCCCTGCACATACGTTTCCCTGACGGGGCGGTGATTGAGTATGAACCTGAAGCCAGTGCACTGACGGTAAGCGGAATTAAAACGGCCAGCGTGACGGCTTCTGATTCTGTTACTGCCACGGTGCCGGTGTTCATGGTGAAAGCATCAACCCGCGTCACCCTGGACACCCCGGAGGTGGTCTGCACCAACAGGCTGATTACCGGCACGCTGGAAGTGCAGAAGGGCGGGACGATGCGCGGCAACATTGAACACACCGGCGGTGAACTCTCATCAAACGGTAAGGTACTGCATACCCATAAACACCCCGGCGACAGCGGCGGCACAACCGGGAGTCCTTTATGACAGCGCGTTATCTCGGAATGAATCGCAGTGATGGCCTGACTGTCACTGACCTTGAGCATATCAGCCAGAGTATCGGCGATATCCTGCGCACACCGGTCGGCTCACGGGTGATGCGTCGTGATTACGGCTCGTTGCTGGCATCAATGATTGACCAGCCGCAGACCCCGGCGCTTGAGTTGCAGATTAAGGTCGCCTGTTACATGGCGGTGCTGAAATGGGAACCCCGCGTCACCCTGTCATCCGTCACCACTGAGCGCAGTTTTGACGGGCGAATGACGGCCACGTTAACCGGCCAGCACAACGACACCGGCCAGCCACTTTCATTAACCATCCCTGTGAGTTGAAACCATGCCAATTATCGACCTGAACCAGCTACCCGCACCGGATGTGGTCGAGGAGCTGGACTTTGAAAGCATTCTCGCTGAACGCAAGGCGACACTGATTTCCCTTTACCCGGAAGATCAGCAGGAGGCGGTCGCCCGTACCCTGACACTGGAATCTGAGCCTCTCGTCAAACTGCTGGAAGAAAATGCTTATCGTGAGCTTATCTGGCGTCAGCGTGTGAATGAGGCCGCACGGGCGGTGATGCTGGCCTGTGCCGCCGGTAATGACCTTGATGTGATTGGTGCCAATTACAACACCACGCGCCTGACTATCACCCCGGCAGATGATTCGACCATTCCGCCGACACCGGCAGTGATGGAGTCTGACACCGATTATCGTCTGCGTATTCAGCAGGCGTTTGAGGGCTTAAGCGTCGCCGGGTCGGTGGGTGCCTATCAGTATCATGGTCGCAGTGCCGACGGGCGTGTCGCGGATATCTCTGTCACCAGTCCGTCTCCGGCCTGCGTCACCATCTCTGTGCTGTCACGTGAAAATAACGGTGTCGCATCCGAAGACCTGCTGGCCGTGGTGCGTAACGCCCTTAATGGCGAGGACGTCAGGCCGGTGGCCGACCGCGTGACCGTGCAGTCTGCCGCCATTGTTGAATACCAGATAAACGCCACGCTTTACCTTTACCCTGGTCCCGAAAGCGAACCCATCCGCGCTGCCGCCGTGAAAAAACTGGAAGCGTATATCACGGCACAGCACCGGCTGGGGCGTGACATCCGTCTGTCTGCCATTTATGCCGCTTTGCATGTGGAAGGCGTGCAGCGTGTCGAACTGACTGCACCGCTGGCCGACATTGTGCTCAACAGTACGCAGGCGTCTTTCTGTACCGAATATCGCGTCGTGACCGGAGGCTCGGATGAGTGATTCGCGACTGCTGCCGACCGGCTCATCACCGCTTGAAGTTGCTGCCGCAAAAGCCTGTGCGGAAATTGAAAAAACGCCGGTCAGGATTCGTGAACTGTGGAACCCGGATACCTGTCCGGCAAATCTGCTGCCGTGGCTGGCGTGGGCGTTTTCGGTCGACAGGTGGGATGAAAAGGGGCCGGAAGCGACAAAACGCACCGTTATCCGCGATGCCTATTTCATCCACTGTCATAAGGGCACGATAGGTGCAATCCGGCGTGTGGTGGAGCCGCTCGGCTATCTCATCAACGTGACGGAGTGGTGGGAAAACAGTGACCCGCCCGGCACCTTCCGGCTTGATATTGGTGTACTGGAAAGCGGCATCACAGAGGCAATGTATCAGGAAATGGAACGGCTGATTGCTGATGCCAAACCTGCAAGCCGTCACCTTATTGGCCTGAACATTACCCG